CGGCTTTGACAAGGCCGACATCCGCCGGATCAAGGCCCAGGAGCAGAGAGCCCGCGGGCAGGCGGTCCTTGAGGAGATGGGGATCGAATGACGATACCCTGGAAAACCTGGCGGAAGTATATCGATGATCTGCGGAAGGTCAACGACGCTGCGGCGCAGAGTGTGCTCAAGTACATGGCGACGCATGAGATCATAGACCCGGACCAGGTCGACGATCTGATCCGCTACTGCTACGGGCTGGCCACTCGGTACGGAGAGGCGGCCTCCGAGCTCGCCGCGCAGATGTACGACGCCCTGGCTGCAGCGACCGGAGCCACTGTGGCGCCGGCGGTCCCCGCGGCCACGGCCACCATGCAAGAGGTGGCGCGGTCTGTTGTGGGGACGCTTAAGACCGGCAACAGCGAGATCGTCTCCGCGTCTGTCGGCCGCCTGGTCAAGATGGCCGGCGTAGACACCACCATGCAAAACGCGCTGCGAGACGGCGCAGAGTGGGCCTGGATCCCTGTCGGGGACACCTGCGCCTTCTGCATCACCCTTGCCTCCAGAGGCTGGCAGCGGGCCAGCAAGAAGGCCATCCGGGGCGGCCATGCCGAGCACATCCACGCAAATTGTGACTGCACCTACGCGATCCGCTTTGACGACAGCGAGGTGGAGGGCTACGATCCGCGGGTCTACGAGGACATGTACTACGGCGCGGACGGCAGCACCCCGGAGCAGAGGATCAATGCCATGCGCCGGGAGGCCTACGCCAGAAATAGCGAGGAGATCAACGCGCAGAAGCGCAGCGCCTACGCCAAGAGGCAGGAGCGGGAGAGCTCCGCGGCCGAAGAAATCAACGCTGATTAAGGCATCCGGATCCGGGTGCTTTTTTCATACCAATTTTTGACCGGCGGGTCGTAAAACACGCAGCTGCAGGGGATGGGACCCCCGTCATCAAACCGTAGCAGAGAAAGGGAAACCATGAAACGCACAGACATCACCGACCTTTTCCCCGATGCCACCAAGGAGCAGATCGACAAGCTGCTGGGCATCAATGGCGCGGACATCAACAGCGCCAAGGGCGACCTTGCCGGCCTGCAGGGCCAGCTTGCAGACGCCCAGAAGCAGATCGAGACGCTGCAGCAGGGCAGCGGCCAGTCTGATCAGCTGGCGGCCGCCAACAAGGCCATCAAGGACCTGCAGGCAGAGCTCAAGGGCATGAAAGACGCCGAGAGCCTGCGGCAGATCCGTGACAAGGTGGCCGCCGACAAGAAGGTCCCGGCCACTCTGCTGACCGGGGAAACAGAGGAAGCCTGTGCGGCTCAAGCTGACAGCATCCTCGCCTTTGCCCAGAGCACCGGCTATCCGGTGATCAAGGACGCGGGCGAGGTCCACAACAATCAGGCCCCGAAGGCCCGCGACAAGTTCGCGGAGTGGGCCAAAGATAACCTTTGAAAGGAGTTTTTGAAATGGCTGGTATTTCTACCAATCGTACCAACATCGCCTTGCCGACTGAGGTCGCGCAGGAAATCATGCAGAAAACCCAGGAGCAGTCTGCTGTCATGCAGCTGGCTCGCCAGATCGCGCTGCCCGGCCGCGGTCTGACCATCCCCGTCATCACCGGCGATCCCGAGGCAGGCTGGGTCGAGGAGACCGGCGCAAAGCCCGTTTCCAATCCCGGTCTGTCCACCAAGATCATGCAGGCCTACAAGCTGGCCGTGATCGTGCCCTTCTCTGACGAATTCCGGCGCGACGCTGCGAGCCTGTACGACGCCATCGTGGCTCGCCTGCCTCTGGCTCTGGCCGCCAAGTTCGACGCCACCGTGTTCGGCGCGGCTTCCGGCGCTCCCGGCTCCAACTTCGACACTCTGGGCGGCGCTACTGCTGCCGGCATCGGCGGCACTCACGCCTACGCTGGCCTGGTCGCGGCTGATTCCGCTATCGCCACCGCCGGCGGCATCATGAACGGCATCGTGCTGTCCCCGCAGGGCAAGGGCATCCTCCTGGGTGCTGTTGACGGTGATCAGCGCCCGCTGTTCATCAACAACGTATCCGAGGGTGCTGTGCCCATGATCCTCGGCGCTCGCACCGTCCTGTCTAAGGGCGCGTATAACGCCGGCACTCCCAACAAGGTCGGCATCGCCGGCGACTGGACCCAGGCCATGTACGGCACGGTCGAGGGCGTGCAGATCCGCTTCGCTGACCAGACCTCTCTCACCATCGGCGACGACCAGGTCAACCTCTGGGAGCACAACATGTTCGCAGTGCGTGCGGAGATCGAGGTCGGCTTCCGTGCTGATACCTCCTGTTTCGCCGTCCTGACCGACGCCACCACCTGATGGAGCACGTGCGGATGATCAACATGGTCACCGGGACAGAGATGTCTGTCCCGGCTGACCTTGTCGAGAAATTTCTCGCGGCCGGTCATAAGCTGGCGCAGGCTCCTGTTGAGGAACCGGCGCCGGCCAAGAAACCGGTCAGAAAGAAAACAGCTGAGAAATGAGGTGATCGCGTGGTCGCATATGCAACCGTAGAGGATGTTCAGGCACGAATGGCCCGCACTATGTCGGACGACGAGCAGGCTGCCTGCAGCGTGCTCCTGGAGGACGCTGCGGCCATGATCGACGCCGTGGCGGTCTCCGCGTCTGAACAGGCCAAGCAGATCGTCAGCTGCCGCATGGTGATCCGCGCTCTGGGCGACGGATCCGCCAGCGGCTACCCGATCGGCGCGAGCCAGGGCAGCATGAGCGGCCTGGGCTATTCCCAGAGCTGGACCGTCTCCGGCGGCAGCACCGGCGAGCTTTACATCGGCAAGGCTGACCGGCAGCTGCTGGGCCTGTCCAACAGCATCGGCAGCTACAGCCCCGTGCAGGAGCTGGCTCCCCAGGAGGCGACGTCATGACCGGCGTGCCCGTGGTCCTGCATGTCAGGACTCAGACCGGCGTGGACTCTTTCAACTGCCCGATCTATGCGGACTCCACGGTGACCGTGGACAACGTGCTGATCGGGCAGCCTACCACCGATGAGATCGACAGCACGCTGTCGCTTTACGGCAAGCGGATCGAGTACATGCTGGGGATCCCGAAGGGCGACACGCACGTCTGGGAGGACACTGTCGTGGAATTCTGGGGCCAGCGTTATCGCACCATCGGCATGACAATCCAGGGCATCGAGGCCAACGTCCCGACGCCCTGGCACAAGAAGGTCCGGGTGGAAAGAGATGGCTAAAACCAAATTCAAGCTGGATCTGGCGGGCCTTAATGAGCTGATGAAGGGCGCAGAGATGCGGGCGGTCCTTAATTCCGCAGCCAATCAGATCGCGTCCTCCGCCGGTGACGGCTACGAGGTAGAGTCCGCCCATCCGATCAGCTTTGTGGCCATCGCGGCCGTGCATGCTGCCACGCCGGCAGCCCGCCGGGAGAATTCGGAGGACAACACGCTGCTGAAGGCGGCAGGAGGTGTCAAGCTATGATCGAGCCTGTAATAATCGCATATCTGGCCGAGGAGCTTGGCCTGCCTGTCTCCGGCGCCGTGCCGTCCAATCCTCCGGACACTTTTGTGACCGTTGAGAAAACCGGAGGGCGCCGAGCCAACCGGATCGACGCGGCCACCCTGGCCGTCCAGTCCTGGGCGCCGACGATCGAACAGGCCGCCGCACTCAATGACCGCGTAAAGGCGGCCATGGAGGCCATCGTCCAGCTCGACAGCATCAGCAGCTGCGACCTGGACACCGACTACAACTACACCGACACCACGCGCAAGCGCTGCCGCTATCAGGCAGTCTTTGACGTGGTTTACTACGACGATTAGGAGGTAACAGATGCCTACCACTACCAAAGTAAGCGCGGGCAAGCCCAAGGTGGCCGGCGCGGTTTACCGCGCACCTCTTGGCACTGCGCTCCCCACTGACGCGTCCACCTCGCTCCCGTCCGCCTTTGTGGATATGGGCTACATCTCCGAGGACGGCGTCACCAACAGCAACAGCCCCGACACCGAGAAGATCAAGTCGTGGGGCGGCCAGGTCGTGCTGATCGTCAGCACGGAGAAGCCGGACACCTTCCAGCTGACCTTCCTGGAGTCTCTCAACGCCAATGTGCTGGAGACCGTCTACGGCGCCGACAACGTCACCGTGTCCGGCAACGTTATCACCGTCCGGGCCAACGCCAGCGAGCTGGGCGAGTTTGTCTATGTGATCGACGTGGCCATGCGCGGCGGCGCCATGAAGCGCATCGTCATTCCCGACGGCGCTCTGAGCGAGCTGGGCGACATCGTCTACAAAGACGACGAGGCCATCGGCTACGAGGTCACCCTGGACTGCATGCCGGATGCCGCCGGCAACAGCCACTACGAGTATATCCAGACAGCATAAGGAGGACTGAGACATGATTAAAGGCACAACGTCCACCGGCTTTGCCTACGAGTACGACGAGACAAGGCTGGACGACATGCGCTTTGTCGATGTCCTCGCCGTGGTGGTCAATCCAGACGCCCCGCCTTTCGACAAGATCGCCGGGGCGTCTCAGCTTTTGACCATGCTGCTGGGGCCGGACATGAAAAAGGCCCTTTATGAGCACATCGGCCAAAACTACGGCGGCCGCGTGCCGCGTGCGGATCTCAACCAGGCGCTGGAGGAGATCATGCAGAACAAGGACGACGCAAAAAACTCCTGACCCTCGCCCTGATGGTGGCAAAGGATGCGGACGCGCTCTACTGCGACATGGTGGAGACCTACCACATCCTGGACTACAGGGCGCTCCCCGCACGGCAGGCCGCACGGCTGGCCAGCGGACTCAGACCGTCCTCCCGTATCAAGATGGCGCTCTCCGGCGTCGTCGTCGATACGGAGACCATGCTGCTGGCCCTGATCGCGGACGCTGTCCGCGTTTTGGCCTGGCAGAACACACGGGACGGCATGGAGGGCAAAAACGCCCCCAAGTCTCTGGCGGCTCTGCTGGCCAACGGCGGAAAGGATGAGGCGGGGGTCGGCTTCGATTCTGTCGAGGACTTCGAGGCATGGAGGGCGTCCATGATAGGAGGCGATCCGCGTGCCTGATCTGGGCAATGCATATGTTAATATTGTCCCCAAGGCGCCAGGCATCGAGGGCAAGATCGAAAATCTGCTGAACGACGGCGCCGCAGGGGGAACCGCCGCGGGCGAGAACATCGGCAAAAAGATCCTGGGCGGCATCGCAAAGCTCGGCATCGGGGCGGCGATCGGCAGCACGATCAAGTCCGCCTTTGAGGCCGGCGGCAATCTGGAGCAGAGCTTTGGAGGCTTGGACACCATCTACGGCGAGGCATCGGCTGCCGCAAAGGACTACGCCATGCAGGCCGCGCAGGCCGGCATCAGCGCCAACAACTACGCCGAGCAGGCCGTCAGCTTTGGCGCGTCTCTAAAGCAGGCCTTCGGCGGAGACACGGCTGCCGCTGCGGAGGCAGCCAATACGGCCATCATGGACATGGCCGACAACGCCGCCAAGATGGGCACGCCACTGGAGAACCTGCAGAACGCATACCAGGGCTTTGCAAAACAAAATTACACCATGCTGGACAACCTCAAGCTGGGCTACGGCGGCACCAAGACTGAGATGGAGCGGCTGCTGGCTGACGCCCAGGCGATCTCCGGCGTGGAGTATAACATCGACAACCTGGGCGACGTCTATGCGGCCATCCACGTGATCCAGGGCGAGCTGGGCCTCACCGGCGTGGCTGCCAACGAGGCCAAGACCACGCTCACCGGATCCATGAACGCCGTTAAGGCGTCCTGGGAGAACGTGATGGCAGCCTTGACGACAGGCGAGGGCCTGGACACCGCTATGGCGAATCTGACAGAGTCCGTGAGCAACTTCGCGGACAACGTGCTGCGCATGCTCAGCGAGCTGGGCCCGCAGCTGCCGGATCTGATCCTCGGCCTGGCGGATGTTATCGTAGCCAACGCGCCGAGCTTCCTGGCATCCGGCATCCAGCTGATCACCCAGCTGGCCGTCGGTCTGATCCAGGGCATCCCCGGTCTGCTGTCGAGGCTGCCGGAGATCTTCGACGCGATCTTCGACGCTTTTGGCTCGATCGACTGGATGCAGCTCGGCCATGACATCGTGATGGGCATCATCGACGGCGTCTGGGCTATGGTCGGAGCCTTGTGGGAAACCATGAAGAACCTCGGGCGCAGAGCACTGCAAGCTGCACGGGATGAGCTGCACATCGGATCTCCGTCTCGCGTTTTCGCTGACGAGGTGGGCCGCTGGATCCCGGCGGGCCTTGCCGAGGGCATCGACGACAACCTGTCCCCGGTCGACGCCTCTGTGCGCCGGATGTCTCAGTCCTCGCTGGCCAGTCTGCGACCGGCTTCTGGTGCTGACGCCGGCGGCGGAGCTATGGGCCCCGGAATGATGGACCAGCTGATCGAGGCGCTGCGATCCATGAAGTATGAATTTTACATGGACGGCAAGCAGATCACAGACAGCGTGACCATCCGGCAGCGTAACGCCATGCGGAGCGGGGGTGTAGCATGACTGCAATTTGTAACGGCATCGACCTGGCTGATCTGATCGGCTACGGCTACACGATCGAGCAGGAGCCCCAGTACGGGGCGCAGATGACCGCCATCGACGGCACCGACTACTCGGTCAAGATCCGCGACAGATGGCATCTGACGGTGCCTTTTATCGCTTTGACAAAGGACCAGCTTGCCGGAGTCCTGCAGCTTTTTCCGGACGCCGGTGCGTATGTCGAGTGGACCTTCTACGACGAGAAGCTGGGCGTGGATCGCACGATGCTGATGAAATACCAGACCCGGAAGGCGTCGCTGCTGGTCAGCTACCGGAGCGGCGTGGAGTATTGGTCCGGCTTGTCTGTCGAACTGTGGGAGAGGTGAGCTTATGCAAGACACCTCTCCTCTCTACCGCCAGATCCTGGCGGATCCAAACCATTATTTTGAGGTCTCCGTCGTCATCGGCGAGAGCGGCGACCTGGTGACTGAGCGCGGCGACACGATCCTTTTCGGCGGCACGGCCATCCTGGTGGCCAGATCCGGACCGGACTCAGGCTTCTATGGCAGCCAGATCTTCTCGCTGAAAACGAGCTCCCAGATGTTTGGCAATGATCCGGAGATCGGGCGGGCTATCGCGCAGGAGATCGAGCTGCAGATGCTGCAGCCGTCTGGAGATCTTCCGCCTATGGCGCAGATCGTCCCGTATGTGCGGGCCTGCACGGACACAGAGCAGTCTGAGTGGCTGCAGCAGGGCGTCTTTTACATCGACACCCGCGAAACGACCGTGAGCTATGACGGCCTGCAGATCCTGACGCTGCACGGCTTCGACGCCATGCTGATGACCGAGCAGGAATACTCCAGCACAAGCATCGACTGGCCTGCGACCGACATCAATGTCGTGCGCGAGATCGCGTCCAAGATCGGCGTGACGATCGACTCCAGGACAGAGGAGCTTATGACCGGCGGGTACACCTACCCGCTGCCCACAGGCTACACGCTGCGCGAGATGCTGGGCTATATCGCGGCTGCATATCTCGGCTGTTTTATCATCACCGAGACCGGGCAGCTGCGCCTGGTGTCCCTGCTGGAGCTGCCGAGCGACACGGCTCTGCTGGTGGATAGCATCGGCGACCATATCACCTTCGGCGGAGATCGGATCAAGGTGGGATGATATTATGGCGACAACTGAAAAAATCAACCTTCTGAGCCGCGTCGCATCTGTGGACGTGGCTCCGACGTTTACCAACTACTCCAAGGTGATCATCCACATCAACGACGAGACCGTGGTGGAGTCCGGAGACGACACCGGCCGGACGCTGGAGATCGATGATCCCTTCGGTAGCCAGGAGCTGGCGGATCAGATGCTGGCCAGGCTGCGCGGTTACCAATACCAGCCGCTGTATGCATCCAGCGCGCTACTGGATCCGGCGGCGGAGATCGGGGACGGCGTCAGCGTGAAGGGGATTTACAGCGGAATCTATCAGAGGACCCGGACCTTCAACCAGCTGATGCCGGCAGACATCGCGGCCCCTCACGACGAGGAGATCAACCACGAGTACAAATTTGTGCCAGCACAGGAGCGCAACTTTAACCGGCAGATCGGGAACGTCAAGGCGTCCCTCCTGATCCAGGCCGGGCTGATCGAGGCCAAGGTCTCCAAAGAGAGCCCGACCGGTCAGACGTCATTTTCCTGGGCCCTGGACGACGAGTCTCACACCTGGTACGCCAACGGCAGCCGCGTCATGCGGGTGAACGCTTCCGGGCTTGAGATCACCGGCAAGATCACGGCAACGTCCGGCTATATCGGAACCTCGTCAAAGGGTTTCGTGATCTCCGCGTCCGCGATCTACAACGGCGTGACCGGCCTCACCGACACAGCGCACGACGGCGTATATGTTGGCACGGACGGCATCGTCTGCGGCAAGGGCGCGTTTAAGGCAGACAGCAAGGGAAATGTGAGCGCCAACAACATGACGCTGACCGGCATCCTAAAGATCGGCGGTCAAAATATAACCGCTGCGGCTCTGCGGAGCGGCGCCCAGAGCGCGTATGGCTGGACGCAGCGAGACGCCTCCGGAACGTCGCAGGCAGGGCGGTGGACGACTGGATCCGGCTATGGCTACGACTTCAACAAAGCCACTAAGCCCGGCGCTATCGAATATCCGGACAGCTTCACGTGCAAAACGATTTACTGCAACAAGATAGTCTGCGACACCTATGCGACCTCTATGGGCGACATGGGACCGCGGTCGATTGGAACGGCCAGCAGAGTGCTGGGCAATTAATGGAGGGCTTCTTATGGCATCACTACTGCAAATAGACGCTGCGCTCCAGAATCTGGAGGTCTGCGAGGGCGAGAAGCCGACGCTGGAGCCTGCGATCGAGGCGCTGCACAAAGCGCAGATGGCGCTCAACGAGCTGGCGGTCAGAGGCCGCAACAATATCGACGTCCTGCTCGGCTGTATGATGTGCATCGAGCAGATCATCGGGGAGGAGGACACCAATGGCTGATAAATCCATAAGCGAGCTTGTTGCGGCGACCGCGATAGGCTCGACTGACCTGTTTGTTCTGGAGCAGTCCGGGACAGCAAAAAAGCTGACCGGGCAGATCCTGGAAAACTGGCTTGTCTCCTATGCGGACGGCCACGGTGGGATCCAGAGCATCGTAAAAACGAGCAGCACCGGCACGGATCCGGTGATCGACACCTACACGATCACATATGCGGACACGACTACGTCCCCGTTTACGGTCACCAACGGCCTCAAGGGCGACACCGGCTCTCAGACTTATGTCTGGATCAAGTATGCCGCGCAGCAGCCCACGCAGGACTCTGACATTTACGACACGCCGGACGATTGGATCGGCATCTATGTCGGCCTGGCATCCTCCGCGCCTACCAGCTACACGGCATACACCTGGTACAGCTGGCGGGGCGATACCGGAGATCCGGCGGAGCTGCAGACCGATGCGGTCACCTACCAGGTGAGCACCAGCGGCACGACGATCCCCACCGGGGTCTGGGTAGACACTCCGCCCTACGTGGCGCCTGGGTCCTTCCTGTGGACTCGGATCATCCTGGAGTTTAACAGCGGCGAGCCCGTGACGTTCTACACGGTCTCCCGGTACGGCGTAGACGGCCAAGGATCCCCTGGCACCGCCGTCCCGCTGCCGGACAACACGGCAGGCGCAGTGGGCAGCAGCGACAGCTTCTCCCGCGAGGACCACAGGCACCCGCTCCCGACTGCCAGCGACATCGTGATGACCAGTGGCCACACGGTCCAGGCAGACGTGGCGGAGCTGCTGACCTTTGAGACGCTGCATATCACCGGCAGCATCAGCAGCAACCAGATGTATCTGACGGACTCCAGGATCACGGCCGACATGCGCGTGATCGAGTGCACGATCAGCACCCCGGCCAACGTGACCACGGACCTGGCCTGGACTACGGCAGCCGGGCAGATCACGTTTTCCGGCACCCTGACCGGTGCCACCAACGTGGATCTGATCCTCGGCAAAACCAACTGACGGAGGTCTGAAAAATGATGTATTTCGTTACAAGAGTTAATTTCAACGCCACGACCGGCAAGCAGAGCAACAGCATCCAGATGTACACCGACCTGGTGGCTGCCCAGAAGCGCTTTTACACGCTGCTGGCCGCGGACATCGACAGCGCGGACTACAGCTATGAGCTGGTCCAGATCGTGGACGAGCGCGGCGCTGTGCTGGCGTCCCAGGTGTTTGATAATCGCACGCCGGTGCAGGAGGGAGGCGCTGACTGATGGCGAGCGGGACGATAAAACAAAACCCGACAATGCACACCAGCGGCGACTGGACATGGTGGGAGTTCGCCAGCGGCTTGATTATCGCAAAAGCCGCAATATCGGTTTCCTATACGCCCAATACAGCAAATGGAAACATCTACAGAACACCGGACGCCGTTTCCCTCGGGACTACGCCGTTCTCATTTTCAAGTGGTGAAATCATGGCGCTGGCATCGCAGGTACAATGGGCAGTTAACCCGTCTGTAAACGCAAGCACAAGGGAGCTGTCATGCTATTTCTGCTCCGGCGTTAACACCGCGAGAACGCCCACCGTCCATGTGACTTTTGTGGGGCAAAAATAATGGACGAAGATGACGAAAAGACTTTTAGCGGTCTGATTACGGAGGATGAATAAATGATACGATGGACAACTCCGACATTCACACTCACGATAAAGGGTGAGGTCGACCTGACGCAAGCGGACAAAGTCGTGGTGTCCATCCGTCAGGAAACTGGCGCGGGCTTCGATTTTTCCGAGGATAGTCTGGAAATCACGGAGCCAAACGTGGTGCAACTGTTTCTGACGCAGGAGCAGTCCGCAAGCCTCGCCGGGAAAAAGGCCGAGGTTCAAATAAACTGGACGTATCACGACCCAGACGGACAGACGGTGCGGAGAGCGGCAACCTACATCACAGAATTTCGCGTCAGCAAGAACCTGTTGAATGAGGTGATTTGATGCTACCCATCAGCCTGACCCTCCAAATCGAGGAAGCGCCAAGCCTCGCATTAGGACTCGACAACACCGACCTCGACCTGACCCTCGGCACAGCAATCAACGTCACCCAATTGGAGGGCGATAAGTACGAAGGGCCTTACATCGTAACCCCCAAAGCGGACGAGGTGCAGACCCTTGAGACACGCGCAAAAACGATGGAGGACGATGTGACAGTCCTCGCAATTCCATATTATCAGACGGGTAACCTGTATGGCGATACCGTCTACATCGGTTCGGAGGTAGAACTAAATGGCAATTAATAAAGTTATCTACGGCGGCACTACTCTTATCGACCTGACCAGCGACACCGCGACTGCGGACAAGGTGCTGACCGGGTACACGTTTCACGACAAAAGCGGCGCTGCCGTTGAGGGCGCTTGCGACTTTGACGCTGACACTTCGGACGCTACCGCTGGCGCGGCTGAAATCCTCGCCACAAAGACCGCATATGTCAACGGCGTGAAGGTCACGGGAACGATGCCCAACCGGGGCGCGGTAACTGGGACGATTTCGACCAAGGCACAGCAGTACACCGTTCCGCAAGGTTACCATGACGGGTCCGGCAAGGTGGCAATCAGCTCCACCGAACAGGCAAAAATCGTTGCTACCAACATTCGGCAGGGCGTGACCATCCTTGGCGTAGAGGGTAGCATGAGTGGTACCGAGGATGTAAACGCTCAGAGCAAGACAGTCACACCGACCACCTCTGCGCAAACCGTCCTGCCTGATACAGGCTATAACTATCTGTCTCAGGTGACCGTCAATGCAATCCCCTATGTCGAGACGGACAACGCCGCTGGAGGCAAAACCGCCACTATCGGCTGATAGGAGGGCGCTATGGCAATTAACAAAGTTGTTTACGGCTCAGAAACGCTCATCGACTTAACCGAGGACACGGCAACGGCTGACACGGTGGCAGAGGGCTACACACTGCATCTTGCCAACGGCACACGCACAGCTGGAACTGCCAAATATGCGGCGGCTCCTGTTGCGGCGGGTAATGCTCTCAAAAGCAACGGCATTCTCTATGGCGCAGTTGACAGCACATCCACAGCCACGGTTTTCACGGCAACTGTGGACGGGCTGACGGAGCTATATGACGGCGTGACGGTAATGCTCCACAATGGAGTGGTCACATCTGCATCTGGGTTTACGATTAACATCAATGGGCTTGGCGCATTGCCTGTCTATTCTAACATGGCGGCAGGCAACGCCGTCACGCCGACCGCTCCGACACGGGAGACAACGATATTCAACATCAACTACACGATGTTATTTGTTTACTCGTCCACAATCGTTAGTGGCGGCGGCTGGATTTGCTATCGCGGATATGATGCCAACACCAACACTATCGGCTATCAGTTGAGAACCAACAGCGCTAATATGCTTGCAGTTCAGACTGGTTACCGTTATAGGTTGTGGTTTACGGATGCAGATGGGCAGGGTTGGGTGCCAGCCAACACATCGTCCGCTACCGATGCAACGAAAGCGAGGGCGCTCAATACCCGCCCGATTGACCCGTTTGGTGCTATCGTGTACTGCTCACACAATGCGACCAAATCTGCCGGGGCAGGTCTTGGCACTGGATATCAATGGACTCAGTATACGCTGACGATT